GCTGTACGGGTCGACGGTGAGGTCAAGCCCGCCCCACATGCCGATCACCAGGTCGGCGAAGTTGCCGAAGATGATCGCCGAGCACACGCCCGAGCTGCTGCCCTTGGTGAGGTTGCTCGGTACGGCGTTCGTGACCGCGGCGGCGTAGCCGTTGAGCGGCGTGTTGCCGTCGGCCCAGACCGGGTTGCCGTTGGTGCCCGAGAACTTCTCGGTGCCCTTGAGCTTGCCGCGCACCTTGGCATTGGTGAGGTAGGCCAGCGAGCCAATGTCCGCGTTGGCCACCGACACGTCGGTCTCCAGCTCAATGATGTGCGCCCAGGTCGGCGCCAAGCCGTTGGTGCCGCCCGCAACGCTGCCGATGCCGGCGGTGCCGAGGATGCCGGTCGGCTCGTTGGAGCCGCCGCCCTGGATCGCTGCAGCCTGGATCGCCAAGCCCAACACGCGGGCAAGGTCACCTTGCACAAACGATTCCACGTCGATGCTCGACTGCAACAGCAGCTTGCGGCTGATGTCGGTGTAGGCGCCCACGGTTTTCGGCGACATCGTGAGCTGGTTGAACGCTTGCTGGCTTTCCGTCGGCGCACCCGACTCGGCGACCCAGTAGGCGGTTGCGGCGCCGGTCTGGCGCGGAATGGCGATGTTGCCAACCAGGCCGGTCAACACGCGGGCGCCCATGCCGGGCAGCATGATGGCGTTGCGCAGCAGCTCGATGAAGTCACCCGAGAGCAGATCGGTGGCGACGGTGTGGCCACCTGCGGTGGCGGTGCCGACGGTCAGATCGCGCTTGAGCACATCATACGGAACCATGAGGCCTTGCGATGCCTTGCCATTGCGCTTGGCTGCCGCTTCGCTGCATTCGATTTCGAACGCCGCTGCTTCGCGGGCGCGCTTGTCGCCGGGGTTGGCCAGGTAATGCAGGGCGCGCATGATGCTGTAGCGCGTGGTGTCTTTCTTGTCCATGCCGATTTCGGCGGTGGTGGTCGGTGCGTTGGCCATGGCGTCGATCGCCTTGGCGCGGAACTCTTCGACGCCCATGCCGGTGCGGGCAGCGTCAATGGCGAGCTTGCGCACGTTCGGGAACTTGTCGCCGTACTGCTCGCCGATGGCGAGGATGGATTCGGCGCGCTGACGCTCGACGCCGGAAGCGGCGTTGGCGGCTGCGGTGATGGCGGCGGAATTGTCCGGCGCGGGGGTGTTTTCGGTAGACATTGCTCTTACCTCTTGGGCAGGTGAATCCGGTTCAGTGGTCGGGAGCGGCGATTCGGCTTCCTCGCTGCGCCCCACGCCGACGGCCACGTCGGCGGGCACGCTCACGAGGCTGATCTCGTAAGGCTCCCAGTCGGTGATGCGATAGGTCTCCACGCCGTCATCGGTCGACTCGAGCACGGCGGCATGGACGCGGTAGGCGACCGATACGTTGGTGCGGATTTCGTCGATGACGTCCTGGAAAATCTCCTGGGCTCGGGCGCTTTTTCCAAAGCGCATGACGGCGCGGCCTACCCGGTCCGCGTCGATCCTTACCGACTGGAGCACGCCGACCTGATCGCGCGTGTCGTGGTCAACCAGCAACGCCCCGCCGCGCTTCATGCGGTCGAGGCGGATGCTTTTGGGGTTGTGGTCCAGAATCTCGCGCCCAAACCAGCGGTCGACCGGTGTCTCGCTGGAAAACGCGAGCTCGATCGTGCGTTGATCGGCGTCAACCGAATCGGCGCGCATCTCGATCGAGAGCTCGCGATTGGACTTGGCGCCGGCGCGAAGATCCTTGGGGATGGGTTTCGTCATGGCTTCACTTTGCATCCTTCATGGCGGACATATCAGGCAAACTCATGTCCGCGCGTCGGTGGTGTCGGGCTCGCCTTGCATCTGCCCGAAGTACGGAAGGGTGATGCCCTTGGATTTGGCCAGCGCCATGAAGTCGGCGAGGTCGTCGAGCACATCCTCGATGTCGCGGCCGGTTTGCATTGCGATCTGTTGCGGGCTGGCCAGCCCGTTGCCGATGGCAAGGATCGCGGCGTTGATGTCTTTCATCGGATCTACCCACTGCCAGCGGCGCGCCTGCCAGATGTGATCGGCGAACTTGTCGCGCTTGGCGGCGGGCAAGGCCGAGCCGTTGGGCATGCGGATCATGCCGCGCATCAGCGCCTGGTCGAGCCAGTCTTCGTAGATCGGCACCAGCAGCTGGTTGATGACGATGTTTTGCAGCACCATCCACTCGTCACGCTCATCGAGCACGCCGGAGCGGATCGATGAGAAGTTGACGTCGGTCAGGTCGTTGGCGAGCGAGGTATAAGCCACGCCGGCGGCGCTGGCGATGCCGCGCAAGGTGCCTTTGCAAAACGCATCGAACTGGTCATGCGGATAGGTGGGGTCGTAGGTTTTGAAGTCGTAGCCGGGTGGCGCGACATCGAACTGGCCTGGCGTGGCGTCGGTGGTGAAGTTGCCGTCGCTGCCCTCATCGCCGTTGGCCGGCTCGCCACCGGGCGCGATGTACATGCCCATTTTCGAGGCACCGACCCGCGCGGCGATGACGGCCGCTTCGCGGTAGCCCTTGAGGTCGTTGAGGATGCGCATGGCGGCGTGCAGCCACGGCACGCCCCGCGTTTGTTCTTCTTCCTGGCCGACAAAGCCGTGCAGGATGTCAGCGGCGGGCACGCGCTCGCGTTCGCGTCGAGCGATCGATCCGGTGGATATGTCAGCGGACCAGATGTGGTAGGCCACCGGCATGCGAGCCGAGTCCACTTCCACGCCCATCAGGATCGCGTTTTGCGAGGCGCTGGGTGCGCGGTTCAGCGTGGTGTCCAGGCGATCCACGTTCAGCGGCTGCAACTGGTATCCGTACTTGCCGCGCCCACGCACGCGGCGGATCAGGAATTCGCCATCACGCGCCATCGACACCACCGCCATGCGCACGATGTCGACAAACGCGCGACGGCCGATCACATCGCAATGGCGCGGCTTGCACCAATCCCAGAACGCAAGCTCGATGGAGCGGTTGGCGGCGGTGTCCAGCTTGCCGCTGGGGTCGGTGGCGCGGGCGTGCAGGATGAAACCCTCGGGCCCGACGATGTTGTTGCGCACCAGGCGCCCGAACTTGGCCGCGTATTCGTTGTTTTTGAAAAGATCACGCGAACGGGCGCGCAGACGATCCAGGTCGCTGCGCAGCTCCTGGTCGATGCTGGTGTTGGTGGCGATCCATGAGGCCGTGAGCCGGTCAACCCGGGCGCCGTCGAATGCGCGTTGGCGATGCTTGGTTTCCGCCGGACGGCGTGACCACAGCCGCGAAAGCAGGCCGGCCATTACAGATTCACCAGCAGGCGCGTGCCGCCGGCCAGCGAGGTTTCGCGTCGCACTTCGGCGCGATAGCGATCACGCAAGGCCAGCAAGTCGGCCAGGTCATACTGTCGAATTCGGCGCTCGCCAAGCTGAATTTCCCCAGCCACCGGCGCGCGCGTCTCCAGCCACGCCTCGATGCTGTCTAGCACCTTGCGCGCATGCGTGCGGTTGTCGATGCCGGCCAATGCGGCGGCGAGGTTGGCGGCGACCATCACCGTCGATGTCGCCAGCGTGTAACGCTCGGTGCCGTCGGTGACGTACTCGGTCAGCGCGTAGCGTCCGGCCGCCCACGCGGTCGTCGTCGACGCTGGCACGGTGATGGCGTAGTCATCGCCTGATGCGGTGGCAGTGATCGAGTACGCCGCCGTGGTCGATACGAGGGTGTACTGCAGTGTCCACCCAGCGCTCGCCGGATAGTCGGCGAGGCTGCGTGTCCACTTGAGCGTATCCCCCGCAGTGATCTGTGAGGGCGGTTCGGTCAGGATGTCTGCGGGCATGATCGCAGCATGTCGCGACTGGCGCGGACATATCAGGCAAACGAGTGTCCGCGCTTGCGGCGTTTTTCGGGGCGTTCGATAGTTGGATCACCCGTCGGCTCCACGGTCTGCTGCTGGATCCCCAGCAGCCTGCGCACATGCCGCTCGCTCAGCTCGTAGCGGCGTGCAATCAGCCGAATATGTTCGCCGCGACGAAAGTCTGCCAACACCCTTGCGGCGCGCTCATGCGCGGCGGCGCGGCGCGGCGATTCCCCGGCCTTGCGGATATAGGGCCGCTCCCCTCCCCAGTAGGTGCGCGCGTCGCGCTCCACTTGCCGGGCCACCGCCTCCGGCACTTTCGCTGCAGCGGCAACCCGGTCGATCACGTCACTGATCACATCTTCGGTGTTTTCGTTCATTGGCATCACCAGGTGGTTGCCCAGCGCTTTTTGCGGGCGGGTTGGGTTTGGCGTGGAGCCGACAGCGCGGATTGTTCTATGGCGTTCTGAGCATTCGCGGCGGCATGCTCGCCGTTCGCCGGTTTGAGCAGCCGCGCTTCGCGCGCATCCCAGTCGGCTTTGGTGTGGCGGTGCAGGCGCAGTTCCGGGTGGTGGGTGGCGGCGTAGCTGTACACCCAGGTATCGAGCGGCTCGTTGCGTGGCGCGCCGCGGCGTTTCTCGAATCGGTTTTTCGCCGGGTTGTAGGTTTCGGCGGTGAGGCCGCCGAAGTAGTCGGCGCTGAGGTCGTCGCTGAATCGCACCAGTCGCGCTTCGGGTGCCTTGTCGGCATCGGTGCTGAGGCGGCTGTAGAGCAGGTGCTTGATGGCGACGGTGCCGACTGCGTGGATGTGCACGCCGCGCTTGTCCATCTGGCCGCGCCAGTTGATGTCTTGCAGCTTGCCCTTGCCCAGCACCGGCGCGTTGTTGGGCACGGCGCCGAAGATGGCCAGCGTGCGGCGGATGATGCGTTTGCGCACCCAGGCTTTCACCGCCTCGGTGCGGTGGCCGCCGATGTCGATGGCGCAGGCTTCCACGCGCAGGGCGCCGCCCAGGCTGTGTTCGAGCGGGCGCAGGAGAAGATCCTGCAGGGCCAGCCACACGTGATCCTCGGCGGGGTCGCCGGGCAGCTCCACGAAATCGATAGTCCATGAGGCGAGGCCGCGCCCCCATCCGGTGATGTGCACGGCCAGCCGGTTGTCTTGCGTGTCGATTCCCGCGGTGACAGCCAGCACCCACGCCGGCAGCGGGCGCATGGGCACGGGCTCGGCGCGATCGGCAATGAGGTTGTGCTTGACCGCGCGCATGGCGGGGTCTTCGAAGGTTTCGGCAAGGCGGTCGTTGATGAAGGTTTTCAGCTTGGCCGGGTCGCCTTGTGCGCTGCGCCATTCGCGCACCAGGTCGAGCCAGCGCGGGCCGAGGCCGAACTGGTAATACAGACCGTTGAGCGTGTAGCCGCGCATGGCTGGCCCGGGGTTTTCGGCCACCCATCGGCCGGCGCGGATCATCTGCGTTTTGTGGTGCTCATCGATGCAGGCGCCGCACTCTCTGCACACATACCAGCACTGGGTGCCGTCCGGGTTCCAGTGCAGGCCCGCCCATTCCAGCGGCTGCTCGTGCCCGCAGTGCGGGCATGGCACGTAGTAGCGGCGCTGGTCGCTGGCCTGGTAGAGCTGCTTGATGCGCGACACGCCCTCGATGCCCGGCGTGCTGATGTAGAGCCGCTTGTGCGTGGCCGGGAATGCGGAGGTGCGGCCATCGAGCATGGCCACGGGGTCATCGCCGCTTTTGAGGTTGGCCGCGAATTCGTCCAGCTCGTCGACGATGAGTGTGCGCACCGTGGTCGACTTCAATCGCTGCGGGCTGCCGCCGTGTTCGATGTAGAGCTGGCCGCCGTGGAAATCCTTGAAATCTCGCTGGTTGGCGGCATCACGCGAGGCCAGCGTGGTCAGTGCCCGCTGCATGGCCGGCGTGACCTCAAGCGCCGGGTTGAATTTCTGCGCGATCCACTTTTTCTGCGACACCTCGCCAGGCAACGCCACCATGATGGGGCCGGGCGCGTGGTCCATGGTGTAGCCGACAACGTTCACCGCCACACCATCGGTTTTGCCGGACTGGATCGGCATCATGGCCACCACGTCATGCACGGCGCTGCGAACCGACAGGCAATCCATGATCTCGCGCAATGGCGGGTTGCGATCGGTCCCCCACTTGCCGGGCTTCGCGCTGCCCTTGCTGCTCAGATACCGCTCCGCATCCGCCCACTGCGAGACCGTGAGCGGAACCCTCGGCGCAAGGCTGCGCGACAGGATGCCGGCAAGGCGCGGGGCGGCGGCGGGAATCATGCGGCCTCCCGCCTGGCCATCGCTCCGAACCGCCGGGAAAGCTCGGCCAGGGTTGCCTCGATCGCTTCGACCAGCTTGGCGCGCAACTGGCCTTCGTCGGTGATGGGCGCCAGTTCGGGCGCCAGGTCATAGGGCAGCGCTTCCAGCGCACCGCGCAAGGTTGTTGCCGCATCCGACAGGGCCGCTTCCACGTCCGCCGTGCGCAGCAGTTGGCCAAGCTCGATCTGCTCATCGCGTATGGCCTTGCGCGCCGCCGCCTCTTCCTTGTCGGCCAGGGCTTTGGCGCGGCGGCGGCTGTGGGAATCCGGCTGGTATTCCAGGTCGCCATCGGCGGCCTCATCCTCGGCGGCAGCGGGCGGCACTGGAGCGGCCGGGCCTGGGGCCGCACCCTGCCCCGCGGTTGCCTCCCGCGCGGCGGAGTGGCGCGCACGCACGCCATCATGGGCAGGGGATTCGGTTTCGGCGATACGCACCTTGCTGGCTTCGAAGCGGACACGCCGCCCATCTGGCGTCAATGCCAGGCGCTCGGCCTGATGCAGCTCGGTGATTCGCGACTTTGCGACGCCAAGCCAGCGCGCAAAGCTGGCGAAGCTGCCGATGGTCTCCGCCTGGCTCACCCCACCACCTCCATTTTTTCAGGCGATGGCAAGGGGAGTGGTTGCGCGCGCGCGAAAAAAAACACCTGTGACGCGTGAATGGCGCGGCGCGGATGCGTCACATGATGCGTCACAGCCGCAAGCCTTTGATTGTGGCCGATATGTGACGCTGTGACGCATGGGACGCATCCGCCTACGTGTGCGCGAGGTGCGCGAGCGTGCGATGGGGCGCCGGCGTTTTCACTACGCGCGCCCGCGCGCCCGTGTAAGGCTGGATGCGTCCCATGCAGCACAACGCCCATTTTCACTAGGTTTGATGCGGAACAACGCATGCGGAACAATCGGCACAATCGGAACAGCGGGAGGTTCATCCGACACCCGCCTTGGATGATTCCTTGAACGATTCACGGTAGTCGGCGAGCTGGCCTGCCAGTTCAACCTGTTGTTGGGCGAGCCAGCGCTTTTCATCTTCCCCGTCTGGGCAGGTGCCATCGCCCAGGAACATGAATGCGTGTTGCGGGTCCGGCCTGGACGCGTCATAGCCGGCGAATCGATAGCGCTTCTTTCGGCTCACCACGCCGCGCAGTTCGCGCAGCTTGCGAACGAATCGCGGGCACGGCGCGGCGCGCAGGCCAACGCGCCGGCACCAGAGCTTGTAGATTTCGTGCCAGTCTTCCGACAGCCCGATCATGGGCTCCAGGCCGCGAATCTCCTTTGCGACCAGGGCGTCAAAGAATCGCTCGGGGGAATCCTTCGCGAGGTCGATCAGCTCAACCTTGGCGACGGTGAGGGGCGGCAGCGAGCTCGGGCCGAAGTCGCCAAGGTCCAGGCCGAGCAGGTGGTCGTGCAGAGCCTCCACGCCGCCTTCGGCAATCTCCCTGAGCACCGCGTCGTAGTATTCCTTTTCGAGCTTCGGCGGCGTGTGTATGACGCAGTGCCTGCGGTCATCCTCTTCCAACACCACCGGCATGATTTCGTTGCTGAGAAACACCAGGTTGACGTGGTTGGCCTCCCAGTACGCCGCAAAGTTTTTCGGGTTGATGCGGATACGGTCGCCGGTGATGAATGCCTTGAGCCGGTTCTTGACGTGAAACAGGTCGGATCGCGCAACCACTTCGTCGGCGATCAGGAATAATTTTCTGCTGGCCCAGTCATTGAACTTGTCTTCGATCGCCGATTGATCGATCACGTCGCCATACTTTCCGTAGATGCGCATGATCGCTTCGAAGAACAGGTTCTTTCCGGCGCCCTGGCCGCCGTGCAGCACCAGGGTTGTCTTCATCTTGGCGCCCGGGTGCTGGATTGGCAGTGCTATCCAGCGCAGCACCCATTGATAAAGCGCCTCGGCATTGGGCTCTGCGCTGCACAGGAAGCGCAGCAGGTCGAGCAGCCGGTCGCACTTTCCTGCCGCCGGCGTGGTGGGCCATCCGCCGAACAGGTTGCATGTGACGCGCGGATCGCTTCCACCAGGGTCGAACCCCACTTGCTCGATTCGCACGATGTCTCGCTCCGGATCCTCCATCCAAGCGCGGTGGATGTCGCGGCGCACGCAGGCATCGCGCATGTCCGACAGCGACATCAGCAGATGCTCCTTTCGATCAAACACCGCGCCGGAGTGAGCGTAGACGAATGCGAACCGCTGGCGAATTTCATCGAACGATTGGATCGGGCGCAGCTTGTCGCCCCCCGCCCCGGTGCTGGTGGTTGGCGCGCGCTGCAAAGACCGATCCCAACCGAGTTGCCGAAGTGCGGCCTCGACTTGATCACGGACGCGGGCGGATGTTTCCACGCACTGCAGGTCGTTGAAGTCGGTCAGCTTGATGCCGCGCTCGAGGAACTTGACGCGGCGTGCGCCCTCGTCGGAAAAATCCGGCACCAACCAGGCCGCATGCTCTCCGTGTTCCAGCGCAACCGCGCTTGCGGCCGATCGGCCCGTGTTGACCCGGGCATGCGGCTGGCCACAGCTTGGGCAGGTGTCGGGGTGCTCATCGAGCACAAGGCGCGCCTCGCATCCAATGCACTTGGCGAACGCATCATCGTCGCCGCACACCAGGACTCGCGCTCGCGGGTATCGCTTGCGCAGAGCGGCCGACACTGGTGCCAGGCTGCCGGCATCAAATGCGACGGCCACCGGATGCCCGGTCGCCTGATGAAGCGAGGCGGCGGTCGCGTAGCCCTCGGCGATCAAGATCAGGCCATCAGGCACGCCGAGCAGGTGAAAGTGCCCCTTCTTTGCCAAGCCGGCTGGCCAGAACTCTTTCTCCGGTCGGCGGTTAATCTTCGCCGACGCGGCAGACCGGATGATCTGCAGGCCGTGGATCTTCCCCGCGGCATCGCACATGGGAATGACCAGCGCACCTTGCGGCGACACGCGCAGGTCGAAAGCACCGACGCGCTTGCGGTCCAGGTACTCATGCTCGGTCGCGGCGGCACACGCCGACCACGCACGTGAAGCACGCACCGCAGCCCGCGCCGCCTCGGCTCGCCTGGACTGCTCCGCCTGGCGCCGGTCTTCCGCCATCCGCTTTTTCAGCGCTTCGCGCTGCTCGGCGGAAATCTCGATCTTGCGCAACTCGACCTTGCGAGCGGTGTTGTCATTGCCGTGCCAGACGCCGAAGCTGCCCACGATCAGCAAGTCTCCGCGATCGGTGGTCAGTTCGTGCAACCGGTACCAGCCCCGCTTTTCGCGGTCGCCATCAACCCGGCATCGAACCGGCCTGGCCGTCCCGACCCTCAGCTCATCGATTCTTCGGGGTACTTCGCAACAGACGACGTAGAGAGCGCGCTCCAGGATCTGGCAAAGCAGGCATTCCATGAGTTTGACGTGCGCTCGGTCGCGAGTAGCTCCGGCACCTTGACGCTCAGTTTCCAAGGCTACCGGCACCGCACGGTGTTCACGACAAC